GTTCTTTTCAGAAAGCGGATGCAAAGGTAAGAACTTTTAAGTATATCCTCCAAATATTTTCGGAAGTTTTTTTTTCTTTTCTGTATTTTCAAATCCTTTAAACAAGGATAAGAAAAGTAAAACAAGAAAAATTCTTTTTCTTTGCGAATCGGACTGCAAAGATAAAGAGAATTATTAATAAGCTCCAAATATTTTTCGAAAAATATTTTTATCTCTCTTTATTTCTCTGTGTCACCTTCCACACTTCTGTCTCAGTATTTCAATCTTACCACTTTCCTTCTCTTGGAAAGCGAGTGCAAAGGTATAGGATTTAACAATACAAGCCAAACATATCTATCATTTTCTTTTAATAAAAATGAAACTTTTTTGTAACTTACTGATTCATAAAAGCATTTCGCATGAACAATTTTGAAGAAAGGAAAAAGAGAGAAAATAACTATACATTATATATATACGTGCGCGAGAAAAGCACAAAGAAAGAGAATAAAAACATTTTATAAGCATGCCGGATTGGGTGGTGGCGGTTCTGTCAGTATAGTCGCCGCATCAAAGCAGGGACATTGTTTCACCCACTCTTCCGGCTCTATCTCCCCGTTATGGTTCAGGTCGGGGCTCATATAAACCGCAAAACGTTTCGTGATTCTTTTTCAAATCACTTTGTGAGTGTTTTGCACTTGTTAACACAAAACAAATTGTGATTTTTTATTTATTTTCCAATGCCATTTAAACGGTTCTCAAAAAGAGATTAAAAATACCTCAAACCATTCCAAATTTGTATCTTTGTATAGCTTGAGGATAGTGTGCACATAATAGAATTACGCGGCTATTTTATCAAGGAGTTTAATGATATTGGATTTTATTTTGTCTGTATTGCGGTGCCATTGGGTCGGTTCTTCACCTTTATCGTATGCCGGATAAGGTTGTGGCTCACGACAAAATCTAAACTTCTTACAAAGCGGATAAATGTATCTGTATGTCTTTACACGGAATATATCCAAATCACCTATTAATAATGCTATATTGGTACGTAGATAGCCGGTTGGGGATGTTGTATTCGTCAATATCTGTTCGTGTATAATTTCTCCTGACCTCTTGTTACGGCAAAATACCGTATAATGGAATCCGTAATAAGTAAAATTGGCAGCTTTATAAATTGTGCCACATCCTAATCGCCCGTCAGCAAAGCTCTGTACCGCTACACATGTAGGATCTGCTTTCCTTAATAATTTAATAGATGCAGCAATTAATATACTCTCTGCATTATGACCTAAACAATCATCTATCCACATACGATTCAACTCACACATCCACGCACCGGGATTAGGGTGAGTAAAAATCTTAGCAGAAGGATTTTTCATAAAGCCGTACACTGCAACACCTAAACATCGTTCAGGTTCTTCCGCTCTGAATATTCCATAATTAAACTTGCCGAAACCACCATCATTCCACTTATGTGAATAATGGTGTTCGATTATTAATTCTTTGGCTAAAATCTTTGGAACTTCTTTTATTATCAAGTTACCTAAAGTTGTTTTTTTGTGAACCTCCATACTTTATTTTCTGTTTTATGCCACAAAGTTGAATAGAAGAAAGTACAAGGCATAATTTTTACTGGAAGTTACACTGTATTATTTTTGCAGCCTTTTCCCTGTTAATTGATATAAGCGAGCTGTTTCATCTCACACTACCCTCCTGTATAAGGCAGCCCATTCATACTGCAAATATCTTACAGTCACTCTGGAATCTCTTTACCAGGGCATAAACCTTGCGCTCGCTCACCGAATACTTTTCAGATAGTACGGCTACAACATACGAGACTTTCTCACCCTGATCCAGAAGGCGAGTATAGTCAGTGTATAGGTCTATATAGCTGGCATCCTCCAAACGGATACCCGCTGCTTGGAGCCTTTTCAATAGTTCTCGATTAAAGTTTAATATTTCAATCACTTTCATACAATAAAAAATTATATCTTTGCAATGCCAATCATTTCAACAATAAAAATCGCCTATAGTGCGGCAGAGGGTATTTGCCCCCGGTCGCGCGCTATAGGCGTATTGTTTTTTTTGAAGTGATTGGCGTTACTTTTGAAAACAGGCCGGGGGCTTTTTTCACTTCCCAAATCCCCAAAGCCTATTTAGAATTCTATGACTATTACAAATATAGAGGAAAATATGAGATTTTATTTCATTCTTACAAGATGATCGTTCAATGTTTTCGGATTACATTTCAACTTTCGACAAATAGCTGCCTTGGAATAACCATATTCGAGCATGGTTCGAATAAGATTTTCTTTACCTGTCAATTTGTACTTTGAATTATGACCGCCAACGTGCCTTCCAAGTTTCTGTCCGGCAGCCTTCCTTCGTGCAAGTCCTTCCTTGGTTCTCTGACTTATCAAGTCACGTTCTATTTGAGCAGACAGACCAAAAGCAAAGGCAAGTATCTGAGATTGGATATTATTGCCCAGCTCATACTTTTCTTTAACCGTTAGAACTGTGATTTTCTTTTGCATAAGTGTATTGAGGATTGACATAACTTCCATCAAACGGCGACCAAGCCTACTTATTTCAGAAGCTATAAGCGTATCACCTTTTTTCAGTTTCTTAATAAGTGGACCCAATTTTCGTTTTTGGACGGACTTGGTTCCGGATACCGTTTCCGATATCCACTTATCAATACTTAATTCTCTGATACGAGCAAACTTCTCGATTTCGAAGCGTTGGTTCTCAACAGTTTGTTTGTCTGTTGATACTCTAATGTATGCGTAAATCATTTTTTACGCAAAGATATGCAACTCAACGGCATGGCAGAAAATAACACATTCTGATAAGGTGCCTATCCAAAGTAACCGGATTGCATTGTAGCCTTCTGCAGATGGCAGCCTTTGAATAGCCGTATTCAAACATCTTTTTTATTAACCGCTCCTTTCCAGTCAATTTATAATGGGAATTCTGAACACCAGGTTTTCGTCCAAGCTTCATCCCCATGGCTACCCGCCTGGCAAGTCCGGCTTTGGTTCTCCTTGATATATCTTCTCGCTCCCTTTGAGCAAATAAGACCTTTAAAAACGTATCTTGCACAGAATCTGAATCATCTTTAATAAGCTTGTCATCACGGATTTCCACAATATTGGCTTTGGCAATCAGACAATGAGATATGATAGCTATAACCATATACGCACAGCGTCCAAGCCTTGAAAGTTCCGTAACATATATGGTATCGCCTTTGTCTATCGTATTCAGTATCTTGCCTAATTTCCGCACATTGGGATGCCTGGCACCAGACACACTCTCTTCAATCCACTTATCTATAATGAGCCCCTTGCGCTTGCAGTATTCAGTTATCTCGTACCGTTGGTTTTCAACGGTCTGTTTCTCACTGCTCACTCTGATGTAACCGTAATTCATAGGATTCTGTTTTTCTCCTTTAAAAGTAAGAATTTATATGCAATTAATAAAGCATCGAACATAAAGTTTTCATAATCCGGAGGATTCGCCCCTTAAATGTAAGGAAGATATGGCAGAGAAGCAGGATATAGCAATGAATCAGTTTCAGATAGTGACTGATGCGGATTATGTGTATGTGGAAAAAGGAAACAGCCAGGGGAAGATTAAGAAGGGTGACTTTTTCAACCTCATTCCAGCTTATACGAAGATGTATTCAGCAAACGAAGAGGTTGACTGTAATAGTTTACCGTATAATTCGAAAGTCGTATGTTATAAGCTTGTTAATGGGCCAGTTCCAAATGGATATAGTTTCATAGTGACAACCGGTTATTCTCCTTCTTGGATGACTCAAATCATGAGTACAATGGGAGGAAACGGAGGTATAAGAATTTTCGTGCGTTCATTCTATAATGGTTCTACTTGGAGCGATTGGAAGTCAGTAACTCTTACCTAATTTGACAGTTTTATTTGCCTTTTTCATTTCTTATCCAATCTTGTGCCCCTTAAATGTATTAAGTATGGCAGAAGATATTAAGGAAAATGCGATGAGTGGTGGAACTCCGGCACGGCTGCGTGGACTGGCGGCAAACGGCAACAGTATATCACCAACATTGGAAGAGGTGGCAAGCGCAATGCCAGTAGCAACTATGGAAGAGAAAGGGATGGCAAGCGCTGGACAAGGAAGAGTCGAATATAGTATTGTAGGGGAAGGCAGTGTAGATATTCCTCTTCCTTATTATGGAATATTTCTATTTGTCAGCGAGGAACTTGATGGCTCCAGTCTCCTATTCCATTTAGCTTATTATAAAAAAGATTTTAAAGCCGTTATTGATTCGTCCAACATCGTAGGGAATTTATTTAATATAGAGCAACTAAAAGACGGCAGTAAAACCATAAGAGTTACAAATTTAAGAAGTAGTGTTCAAAGATTTTCCATAAATAGATTATAACCAAGCAGCATTATGTTTCTCTGCCGAATCCTTTGCCCCTTAAATGTAAGGAAGATATGGCAGAGAAGCAGGATATAGCAATGAACCAGTTTCCGGTAGTCACAAGTATGAAGTATGTGTATGGGGAAAAAACAGATAGTGGGCAAGCTAAGATGGAGCTTCCCTCATTAAGTGCATTACTGTCTATTAAGGGAATTGGAATCACATCTTTAAACGATTTGAATGAAGCATACAAGGTTTTAAATGAAGGTTTAAGCGTTGTTTATATAGGAAAGACAAAAAATTCACCGATAGAATATGGTGTTTGTATTCATGTGCAGCGTTCATCTAAAGGAGATGCCAGTGGTAGCCAATTTATCTTTCAGATGGTAAGCGGAAGGCTCACGTATATCAGAGAAGGCTATAGCAGTGGGGATGCCATCCTTTATACTAATTGGAGGCAAATATAAATTACCTATAATAAAGCAATTTATTCATTCTACTTTTTCTGCCTTATCTTCTGCCCCTAAAATGTATAAGATATGGCAGAGAAGCAAGACATAGCAATGAATGAGTTCCCGGTAGTGACTGACTTATCGTACATTTATGGAGAAACAGCGAACGGCAGTCAAGCGAAAATATCAAAGAGTGATTTGAACAAGGCCCTTCCTGGGAATTTAGCTACAAGTATTACGCTCAACAAGGGAGAGAGTTATAATCTGAATAATATATCCTATAAAATGATTTATGTATGCGAAGTGGCGGTAGTTGGAGCGCAAGCATTACTGTCCTCAGCACATTCTACTGTTAATAAATGGCAAGGTCATAATCTGTGGGAGATAACAGATACGGAAGGTAAATTATGCCTATTTTGCACAGAACCCGGAAAATTTGCATTGAAAAACAACTATCAAAATGGGTGCACATTTAGAATCTACATGTTGTAAGTAGTTACCATTCTTTCTGGTTTCTCATTCTTTGTTCAAAGTAACCATATCTTGTGCCCCTTAAATGTATTAAGTATGGCAGAAGATATTAAAATGAATCAATTTGGGATTGCAACAAGCCTTGATTACGT